TGACGACGGGGTTCTGTCCCCAGCAGTGGAGGTCCAAAGAGGTCTCAGTCAAAACGAATGTACCGGCATCAGAGACAGCGGAGTTATCAAGGTGTCCGCCTGAAAGATCCTTGAGCGCAGCAAGGATAGAGGGGTCAACTCCAAGGTCAGCGTTCTGGGGGACGGCAACACCTCCCAAATTAGCCTCATTGTAGGGGTTCTGGGGACCATGCCAGTATCCAGTGAATCCAGAGGGAATATCATAGTCAAGAGCACCGGCATCGTTGAAGAGACCACGGGCATCAATGTAAGCACGGGAATCAGCGGCAACAGAGGCGGGACCACCAAAAGCATGGATGGCGTTGGGGAGAGCATCAATGGCATCAGTGTAGTTGAAGGGCTGGGCACCTAGGACCTTGAACAAGAGAGCATCGCACACAAGGGATGAGCAATAGTCAACGTTCTGATCAGGCTGGACAACCCAGATAAGCTCCTTAACGGGGTGGTTAAAGTTGAGCTTGATCTTGTTACTCGATGAACCAACGGACTCATCACCAGTGAATTGGAGCTGGGTAATGAGGTACTCGTGGGGGTTCTGGGCGAATCTTCGGCGCTCGTCAGTGTCCAAAAACACATAGTCAACGTACAAAGAGGCAGCAACAAGTGACTGGTTGTAGGCAATAGCAGCGGGGACGGGGCGTCCGGGAGCATATTGGCCAGAAGCAGCAATGGGGTTGGATGTGTTGGAGTTGCAAGACAATGTGGTGACAGCCCACAAGCACTCATCAATAGGGCGGATGTCAAGGTTAATCTTGACCTCGTGGTATTGGAGAGCGATCAAAGGGAGAGCAAGACCGGGGTTGGTGCAAAACCAAAACTGGAGAGGGATATAGAGAGTGGTCTCAGGGAGAGCATTTCTGGGCGCGCAAACTTGACGGGGAGCCAAGGAGTCGCAAGGACCATCAACCTCAGAGAAAGAGGGATCAGTGATGAAGGTAAGCTGGGTGGTGTTACCAATCATCTTGAAATAACCCTTTTGTTGCTCAGATGTCATGGTGAGCTGGTTCCAGATGTGCATCCAGTCACCATATTGGCGATCAATTCTTTGACCACCAATCTCAACCTCAACTTGGGCAATGAGTTGCTCACCGGGGAAGTCCAACCAACGGGCATAGACACCGGAACCGGAGCCAACAGCGAAGGAAGCAATTCCCATGAGCTGGTTGATCTCGGGGAGAGTCACCTGTAAATAGGTTCTGTAAGCGAGATCACCATTTCTGGAGATAACGCACTGAACTCTGCGTCCGAAATCGGCTTGGCCGTTGAAAGTTTGCTCAATCGATTCGATGGCAAAGTTTGTGTATCTTCTGTAAGTGACCTTCCAGAAGGTGATTTGAGGATTACCTGTACATTTCCTCTACCTTATTTTTCAATAAGGATTAGACTATATCTTAAAATGAATTTATTATTTTGTTTTATTTTTGTTTACTCAAAACTAGTTGATTATTTAATATAAATTCACTCGAAAACCATTTAGTCGTTGAACCTTCTTCTTTAAACTTTTCTATTTTATTCATAATATAATTTATTTGTTCCATAATAATATTTTTTTTAGATGAATTGTATTTTACTGTTACCGGCATCATATTTGACCAATTCCAGCATTTAAATTTTTCTTCTTCAACAGTCAAATTAAATTTACATACTGGTATTACATGGTCTATTGACCATAATGAACCATAATTATCCCAGTTCATTTCTTCTGTAAAATTGTATTCTAACCATTCTCTAAAATATTGGATATTACAACCAATATAATTCATAGTAGTATCTGCTTTATCAAGAACATTTCTTAATCGTGCTGCTAATGATTTTTTAATACGGTAGTTCATATTTGTATTTCTTTCATTTTTACACCATTCAGTTTTTTGTTCTTTTAAAAGTTCTGGATAACAATCTAAACAAATTTTCTTTTTATAAAATTTTTTCAACTTCGCAAAACGACGCAATACTTTTTCTGTATTACATTTTTCACAAGTAGCCAAAGAATTTTCTAATTTTTTCTGTCTTAGATTTTTTTTTCTTATTTTATCCAATTCATTCAAACATTTTTTACAAGTACTAGAATATGAACTATTATTGTATTGTCTAAATTTATCAATACTTTTGTTAGTTTCACATTTAATACATTGTCTGTTTTCTACTATTTCATTATTAATTTCCATCTTTATGAATATACTATTTATACTATTTATTTTTATATCATTTTTATTTCGTTTTTTTATTTCATTAAAAGAAGCTTGGATGCTCATTGCCCATTTATTCAAACTTTTGTTAAAGTTCAAATTATCTTATTCATTTTTACTATACCCAAGTTTTTTTTCTTGGCCACAACTCTCTCACAAAAATTGCTTAGTAGAATAAGCTTTAGGGGTTTCAAGCAGTTTGATTTTCTCACTAGGGGTTTTCATGTTAAACATTTATATTTGTTCAACATCCCTAATTAACATCAGTGGTTAAGTCGCGAATAACTAAAAACGACAAATGCCACAAAGGGTTTTATGAATATCTTATTGATTCGATATTCCCCGATGTTTTTCTACCCTACAGGTTTTTAAGGTAAACATCTTGCGATTATCCCGTGACTTTCGTACACAGGCCAGAGTACACCTTATGAAATCTCAGGAGTGCTTAATTCCTTCATTGATTCCCGACTGCCGTCTACTCGTTGAACCTTTATCTTAAATCTGGCTTGGTACATTGTTTAAATAGTTTAAAGCTAATTGTAATTTCTCATCCATTGAAACATTTTTTGATAAAAATGATTTATCTTTTAGATTTGGATGATTATTAATTCTATATCCTTCTTTTCCAGATGTATCTCTATAATGTCTTACATATTTGGGCAATTCTGAATCTTCAGTGCGTTTTCTAGCACGTTTTTCATAAGTCTTACCTAAATTTTTTCCAATCATACTTAAGCGTTTTAATTCACACGTCTCTTCTGATTGTTTACATACATTTCCACCATCTGTTAAATTATAACCATTTGGTTTTTTTGTATTTAAATTTGTTATGTAATATTTTTCATAATAGTTTAATTCATCTTCTGGACATTCTTTTAAAATTTCAATGTTAAAATTTTCTGGACCATATTTTCTAATAGATGCATTTAGCAATCTACAACAATTCTTATAAGTAGAATCTCTAATATGTTCTTTCCATCTACCAATATAGCCATGTTTTCGACCATTTGATAAATGTTTTAAACATTGCCCCACGTATTTTTTACCAGAAGGGCTAGTTATACAATAAATTTCACCATATTTGTCCATTATATATTATTAGCTTTTGTTTCTATATTTTTTCGATTTAAGATATTTGGCTGCGGATTGCCCAATCTTTAACATTTTTACTATGCCATTGGTTATTATCCTATGGTATTATTTATGTCACCACAAATAAGTAGTAGTTAAAGCTCTAAGGGGGTTCCCGACAATTTGACAATCTTGCGAATTATTAACTGTTTCTAAATAATTCACTAGCAAGTTATATAATTGATACACTTTTCCTCTAAAGTTTTCAATTCGTATATTTACACTGTTTTCCTGTTATGGTGATATACGACCCATAACAGCAGCTCACTGTTGGCACCCAAGTTGTTAAGCACCATAAGCTACGAGTTGCATAAGTCCGCCTCCCATTTTATATTATTCCTAAAGAAAATAATTTTCTGAATTCTAATTTAATTAAATTTTGACGACACTTAAATTTAATTAAATTCCCTACATATTATTTCAATATATTATTAATGTTTACATTTTCCTTCATAAATATGGATAAATATTGCTCATCAAATATTTCTTTTTTACCTTCATGATTTTTAGTAAAAATATAAGAGTCATTTCGTTTCTTAATTGACCAACCATTGTCTAAAGCATTGTATAAAAACACCATTTTTTGAAATTTTATTTTGTCTATTTCTAGGTCTAATTGTTTTTCATTATTTGTTATCTTAATATCAATGTCCATTAACATAACAAATAATGAGAAACAATATTTAATCTTTAAACTTATATAAAATATTTTCTAAAGTAGTTCTTTCCAAATTACATTCTTTCCAAATTACATTCTATAAAAAATATATACTTTCACAAAATATCTAATTAAATAAAATTAATTATTATAATATAAGTATTATAAAAATGCCATCATTCAAACCAAAGGCTACAAAAAAAATAAAAGTATGTAAAAGGTATTCTACCACATTAGATGGTAAACACAAAGAAATTATGACTGATTTTTCAAAAGATGAATGTGATATTATTCCTAGATTAAAAGAAGAAAAACAACAACTGCTTCAACAAATTTCTAATTCTACTCTTAATTCAAATACAAATTCATCTTTACCAATTGAACAAGTAATGGAGATTAAAGACCGAATAAAAGAGATTAAAAATACCATAAATGAAATTAAATCAAGAAAAAATAATTATTTTCTAGATAATTCAAAATATATTTTTGAGTATTTTGAAAATAAAAAAAATATTGACAATACTGATGAATCAGGAGAGACAGGCAACAGTTCAAAAAGTCAGATGTTGTTTAATTTTTTCAAAATACAAAAAACAGAAAAAGATAATTCATTGTCTGAAAATCGTAATAAAAATATTGTTCAAAAATATTTGAGTAATATTGATGAATCATTTATTGATATGAATTTGTTTGTAAAATCAACTGATGTTTGTCAGAGCTGTTATAAGGGAGAACTGATACCACTCGATGATGAGGGAGTTCTCATTTGTAATGTATGTGCTGTTAGTATACCTTATTTAATAGAGAATGAAAAACCGTCTTACAAAGAGCCTCCCAAAGAAGTGTGTTTTTATGCGTATAAAAAAATTAATCATTTTAAGGAAATTTTAGCTCAGTTTCAAGGAAAAGAAACGACTCAAATACCAGATGATGTTGTTGAACAAATACAGCAACAAATTAAAAAAGAGAGAATTAATTTGGAACAACTAACACATTATAAGACAAAGGAGATTCTTAAGAAACTAGGGTTTAATAAATATTATGAGCATATAGCATTTATTAAAAATAAATTGGGTCTTAAACCACCTGTATTTAGTCCCGAATTGGAAGAGACATTGTGTAACTTGTTTATGGAAATTCAGTCACCATATTCTAAGACTTGTCCGGATTATCGTGTTAATTTTTTGAATTATTATTATGTATTATTTAAATTTTGTGAGCTTCTTGGCGAAAGTCAATATTTGGCTGATATTCCTATGTTGAAAGACAGAGAGAAGTTAATTGAACAAGATGAGACGTGGAAGAAAATGTGTATAGAATTAGATTGGGAGTTTATTGCGACGGTGTAAAGCTTAATGCCGTTTTCTTTTTCCTCCCTTTTTATTATTTTTAATGTCTCGATGTCTCACCGTTTTTGCTAATGGATTTGGCAGGTCACCATGTCTCACCGTTTTTGCCAACGGATTTGGCAGGTCACCATGTCTCACCGTTTTTGCCAAATCTTGGTCTCTTGCTGTTCGTGTTTTATTTGATGAACGTTTATTTTTGCGCGTTTTAGAACTAGAACTAGAACTAGTTTTTGACTTTGGAGACTTTGAGTTTGAAGATTTTGACTTTGGAGAACTAGATTTTGAAGAAACATGTAAATCTGCTAGAGATAATCTATCCATAATATATTATAAATGAATAAAATATATTATTAAATTTAAGATGATATTTGGCTCTTAGCTGCGCAAAACCTTTTATAAGCGCATATAAAATATTAGCGAAAATGGTGAAATATTTGGCTCCACCTTTTTAAAGGTGGAAAAAGGTGGATTTAAAGACCACCAGGGAATCCAACCAAGTTAGCACCAATACCGAATCCAGCACCTGTGCGCGCCGACACTCCCATACTAGGAATGTATGTGTCCAATATGGCGAAGGTAGCAGCCGCTGTTAAAGCAAGCAAAATAATCTCCTCCATATTCAAAGACTTCTTGGGAATAGCAAAAGCGGCAATTGCCACCATCAAACCCTCAATTAAATATTTAACAATTCTCTTTACAAGTTCGGTAACGTCAAACATAGCCATTCTGTTATATATTATATAAATAAAAAAGAAAAAATAATAATTTGATTAGTTGTTTATTTTTATTTTATTAAATAAAATAATAATTTACAAAATTAAAACTTAAAACGAACAACTAACTAAATATATAAATGAGTGGAAAATCTAAATCGAATGTCTCCAAAAAGTTATCGTTTGAGCGAAAACAACGAACTGATGGTTCTCCTAATCCTAAATATGTTGACTTACTAGAACTTGACAAGCCTATTGCTGGCCAACAATTTGGTTGTTTTTCGTTTATTACTCCCGAGAAAATTTTGAAGCAAAAGGAAATGTTCTTTTTTGAAGAATTCCTAAAGAAGTGGGAATTCTCTAAATCAATGGAGAAGTTTCACCAATTTATTAATTTTGTTTCTTATAAATACAAGTTGAATTTTGAGGACGTCATGAAAGATTATGAGGGATTCGTTACTGAGGAGCGTGAGAATATTATTAGCTCTTCTATTGAAGACGATTATAAGACATTCTTGGATAAGCACGAGGACGACCTTGAGAAGCAGTTTAGTATCAAGCACAACTTCCAGACATCTGTCAGAGGATTCAAGTCTAGAGGCAATTTCCAGACGCAAGAGGAGGCGGAGATGCGTGCTAAATTGTTGCGAGAGACCGACCCTAGTTTTGATGTATTTGTTGGACCTGTTGGTCAGTGGTTGTGCTGGGACCCTGAGGCTTACAAGACTGGACGTGTTGAGTATATGGAGGAGGAGCTTAATCAATTGGCGCAGGAGAAGCAAAAGAATGAGGCAACAGCAAAGACCGCATTTGAGCAGCGTGTTAAGGAGACCAAACAGAAGGCTATTGATGATAATAAGAAGAATGCTGAGAAGCATGGTAGTTCATTGACTCAGGATATTGACAAGGACGGCAATTTGGTTGGAGTTACTAATAGTCAGGAGGCTAAGTTGGCTGGGTCTTCAGAGACTATTTCGGTAGCGGATATTCGCAGTGAGCTATTTGATGGTGACAATATTGTGACCGGACAGTCTGATTATGGCAGGTCTGAGCTTGTAAGTGGACCTTTTGCTTTGTCAAATAATGACAAAAAAGATTCTGATATGGACCGTGTTGATTAGACCTTTTCCGCTTTGCTTATAAACGGTTTTGCGCAGCTAAGAACCAAAATAAAATTGAAAATATATTTTACTTTATTAATTTGAAATAAAGTAAAATGATTTATTGTTTATGCGGAAGTATAATATTTATGGTTATAATTATGATAGTATTTCTGTCAGAAATAGGAAAATATATTGATGAAGATGGAAATCCAATATTAACTAGTCAACATCTGCGTGGTATGTATATTGACAATATTATAGATGAAAGATATAACAAAATACGCAATTATGTTATTGAAAGTGCGGAAAAAGGGAAAACTAATATTGATTTTACAATTATGTGTATTCGTAACCAATACAACAATTGTGACAATTATGACGGTTATCAAGAATGGTGGAGGCGTTATATTTTGAGAAATGGCGGCGAGCTTATTCCAAAGAATGATATTCGTTCAGAACAAATTAAAATGCGTATTATAGAAAAAATACAAAACGCATTTTATGACAGTAATATTACAAAGGGTTATAAAAACTGCTGCGACGCCTACAATATAACTTGGTAAATTAATGATTAAATAACACTATAATAATAATCATTTATTATAATTTTATTTTTAACACTGCGACTCATTTTAGCAGTTGAAATGCCTTCAGCTAGTGCTGCTTTTGCGATTGTATCCCAAGTGGCTAGTAGGATGTTTGTTTTACCACTTTGTCTTTTTGACCGCGATTTTGGGTCCCTGACCACGTTTCTTCACATTATTTGGGTCATATTGCTCCTCTTCATCTTCATCATTAATTGATTTGGATAGCTCCCAGAACTCTTTGGAACCTAATCTGAAGTCATTATGTGCGTCGGCTTTATACCAAAACACTTGGTCCTGTAATTTGTTAGATTTGGCGTTGTTATTTATCACTAGGCACTCATAATTTTCGGTACATTGGTCCATCACTTGGCAAAATGACTCCAATGTAGGGAACATACCAGCATAATTCTCATAAATTCGCTTCCTATTGGCAATGTAGGGCTCTCTTAAAATAAAAACATAATCAATATTTGTTCTTAGTGTTGGTGGAATACCCAACGGATATTGCATTGTGATGATTAACATGACCTTCCAGTGTCTGCCATTCATGAAAAGTAGCCTCATTAATTTATCGCGTGACCAAGTGTTATCATATAAGCAGTCATCTAGAATCACAAAAGTTCGCGGGTCAATTGTTGTGCGTTTAAATTGCTCCATTTCCTTCTTAATCTGTTTCAGCACTTGTCGCTGTCGCTTCAAAATGTTCTCAATAATTGCCGTATTGTATTCGTTATGGATGAACAACTTTGGCACCAATTTGCCGTAAAACCCGTTACCCTCTTCTGTGCCGGAAATAACAGTGCCAATTGGAATACTTTGTTGATAATATAGTAAATCCCTGACCAAAAATGATTTACCGGTGTCACGACGACCAATTAAAACAACAACAGGACCTTTTGATTCATCAGGCTTGAAACTAATGCTTTTCATATCAAACCGTTTTAGTTCTAAATTCATTATATGTATACAACTATAAAAGATTTAATTTGTTTGACGCAAACTAAACTAATAAACTAACAAATAACAAATAACAAATAACAAATAACAAATAACAATTAATAAATGGCTAAAAAGTAAATTGTTAGTTGTTAGTTGTTAGTTGTTAGTTGTTTAGGAAAATAAATATAAAATAAGTTAAATATTACTATTATTTATATTTTAATTAGCTAATGACAACAATAGCTACAACTCCTACAATTTCTGTCTTTGGTATTAATTACCAAAAAAGGAAGAATATAAATCTCTTTTCAAAGTTTCAAACTAACAAAACCATTTGTTTAGAACAGGTTCAAAATTATTTGCCAATTTACGACCGTTTTTTTTCACTAAATGAGAATAACTATAACAGCATAAACCTAAACCATTTATGGTATGTCTCAGATTTAAAAGATGAAAAAGTTGAAAAAAATAATAAAAATAAAAATAAAAATTCTGTAGATACTAATGCGAATACTAATACTAATAGCGACTTTTTATCAGAGCATGTTCACATGTGTAAATTAAAGAATAGTAATGATAACAGTGGTGACTTTACTAGTAGCCAAAATGTGTTTATTAAAATGGCACCATTATTGGACCCATTCAAATATATTATAGGCAAATACAACTACAATGATACCAATCTATTCAATCTGCCATCCATTGATAAAAGTGTGCCAGTTAACCCTAAAATAGCGGATGTAAATAATTCAGCATATGTAGATGGATTCTTTTCATTTTTAACAAGTCAGTTACTAAACAAACACAGTTTTATTCATGGACTGGATTATTATGGGTCTTTTTTAGCCATAAAGAAAAATTACAAAATTAATATTATTGATGATATTGATTATTTAATTCATTCTGATTTTTTTATGAAACAGCAAAATGTATTGTTTAAGGTTGATGATTATTCACATTTATTATCAGATGATGATGTAGTAAAACCATTGAAGCCATTGAAAATTATGTCAAACAAATCTGTGTTATCAATAAAGTCATTTGATGACACTATATTTGATAATATTTTTGAAAATCAAAATCAGGAACAAAATCAAAATTTAGAACAACTCAATAGCAATTTAGTTACATTATCTGATATTAAGCATATGAATGTTGAATTGGTTGATATTATGAATTCATCCGAGCTTGCCGTTGACACAAAAAAGTCAGAGACACTAAAATCTGGTTCATCTTGTTCGTCTAGAACATCACATACAGATGAAAATGATGATGAGGAAAATGATGATGAAAATCATGATGATAATAACATTCTAATAAACGATGCTGAAACAAATAATAGTGAAACAGCTGACAAAACTAGTGAAAATGATAGTAATATAGATGAATCAAAAAGCGACAATGATAGTGACAGCGACAGTGACACTAACAGCAGCGATTATTCCGATATTGACGAAGAAACATTATATCTCACATTTCCAAAGTTCCCAATCCAAATGATTTGTCTAGAACATTGTGAAAACACATTTGACAACTTAATTTTAACAACTGAACTAACAAATGACGAATGGTTTTCAGCCTTATTTCAGGTTATAATGACACTTATTACATATCAAAAAATGTTTTCATTTACACACAATGACCTTCATACAAATAACATAATGTATATCAATACTAACAAAAAGTTCATCTATTATTGCTACAAAAAGAAGTATTATAAGGTCCCCACATTTGGCAAAATATTCAAAATAATAGACTTTGGTCGCGCCATTTACAAATACAATGGTAAGACATTTTGTAGTGACAGTTTTCAAACAGGGGGTGATGCCGCAACGCAATATAATACCGAACCATACTTCAATGAAAAAAAACCGAGACTTGAACCCAACTTCAGTTTTGACTTGTGTCGTTTAGCATGTTCTATTTTTGACTATGTAATTGATGATATTGAAGATGTTAAAAACTTGGATTTATGCGAGCCTATTGTAAAATTAATTGTTGAATGGTGTATTGATGATAATGGCATTAATGTTCTCTATAAAAATAATGGGTCTGAAAGATATCCTGATTTCAAATTGTATAAAATGATTGCTCGATGTGTCCATAATCACACACCTGTAGCACAATTGGAGCGACCAGAATTCAACAAATTTGTAATATCTAAGAATAGCATTGGTAATAATAGTAATGGTAATAATAGTAATGGTAAGAATAACGAGCAAATCATTAATATTGATGAATTGCCGTCATATGTAAATTAGAATGTGTAGAATGTGTAGAATGTGTAGAAAGACATAATTTTATTGTATTAACAATATATAATATAATACAATAAAATGAGTTTTGGATTTATAATAACCAGACATGTTAATTCAGAACAAACTAACAAATATTGGAATCAGAATATTAAGCTAATTAGAACAAATTATCCTTTAAAGAAAATAGTTATTATTGATGATAATAGCAATTACACTTTTGTCAAAGCCGATTTTGATTATAAAAATGTGGAAATTGTACAGTCAGAATATCCAGGCAGAGGCGAATTGCTGCCATTTGTATACTTTTTACGACACAAATGGTTTAACAATGCCGTGATTATTCATGATAGCACATTTATTCATAAACGCATCCCATTTGAACAAATCAAAATGCCAGTATTGCCCTTTTGGCATCATCCTTATGACAAGGAATATTTAAGCAATTTGCTTCGTATTTCCGCATATTTAAAAAACACGTCATTTATTCGCCAGCGATTGGCTGGCAGTGAAATTAATATATTAGGCATGAGTGATGACAAATTCAATTTGTGTTTTGGCGGTCAATGTTATATTAATCATTCATTTTTGTCAAATTTAGAGCGCAAATACAGAATTACTAATTTAGTAAACGCAATTACTTGCCGTAAAGATAGGTGCGGTTTTGAGCGAATTTTAGGACTATTATTCAACAATGAATATAAAGGTATAAAAGCATTTCCGTCATTTTATGGTGATATTAGAACACATCATTTATCATTCAACTATAATTTTGACCAATATATCAATGATTTTAATAATAAAATTATTCATGGGACAATGATTAAGGTATGGACGGGGAGATAATAAAAAATCTTGGAAAAATGGAATAAATGAAAAAGGGAATAAATGAAAATGAAAAAGGGAATAAGAAAATAATAAGTATAAAATTACTATAAAAAATATTGGTAGGTTATAAATCAATAAAATGGATTTAAAACCATATATACAAGATATTATTTCCTTATTAATGTCATTATTTTGTTGTTTGGGACTTTATAAATATAAACAAACTAACAATGTACAATGGTTTAAATATATTTGGTATTTCTTTATAATTTATTTAGTTTACGATTTATATTCAGAAAGCCGCGTCGATTTTTGGATTCATCACATATGTAGCATAATTTTAACATTAATTTCATTATTATTTCCATCAATACCATTTTCTATTATAGAACCCATATTTACAGCAATTCTAATTGAATCTA